GGGGTTTAACCCCATATTCTGATTCCGACGTCGACTTAGGCTTACTTATAATAGGCTTATGTTCGTTGATCTAGACGGTGTCGAATGACTATAACTCTAGGAGTTGTATCCGAAAGGAAACAATATCTTATGGTATAGACAATTGATTACTGAATGGACTTCGTTATTGGAAACTCTTTTCATTTAATTTAGTTTTAGTTTTACTTAAATTGTATTTATAGTGTATTTAAAATGAGTGCTTGATCTTGTATAAAATTGGTTATACCCGAGATTTACACCCAAGCATTGCATGCATTTATTTTTGAAATTAGGGATTCGTATTTACGAACTGGCTGCCCCTGAGGCAAACCCTCAAAGCAGAATCTCAACTTAGCTTTTTGGCTAATGCGCCATTCGCTATTTTAACTAACGCATTGCTAACCCAAATGAAGAAATTATTAACACAACACAAGAAGAGCAAGCCACCTATGAAGATCAGCGTATATTGAAGACTGAAGAGGGATATATTGTCCCAACTCAGTCCAAGATCCACGCTCAAGATATTATGGCTATGCCAGCAGGCGAGATGTCTAATTTAGATATTTTGAAGAACCCTGTTTTAGTAAATTCCGTTAGTTGGACGGTCGCTACTCAGACCCCAGGATTTCAGTTGTATTCAACTACTATTCCTGGCATTTTTGAATCGATCCCTAACTTTCAACAATTAATGTTACAGACATATACATATTTTAAGCCTACGGTGAAAGTTCATTTTCAAATGAATTCTACAAAATTTCACTTAGGTAAACTGATTGCATTTTATGATCCTTTTGAATCCATGTTGGAGACAATAGGAACATCCCCAGTTAATCGGTTGGTGAATATTTACAGCGCCACCGGTCAACCGAACGCTATTTTGGATGCGGGTTATAATAATTCAATTGCCCTCGAAATCCCTTTCGAGCATATTTTGGCATATTTAACCACAAATTCAAGAGAACGTTCCCCACAAATGGGCACTGTGTATCTGTTAGTTCTAAACCAGCTAGCAGCTGCATCAGGTGCCCCACAAGAGGTTACAGTGAACACACTCGTGTCTTGCTGTGACGTCGCTATGCATTTACCGATTATGCCTCATACTATTGACTTAACAATGAGGCATGAATCTGCAAAGGAAGAAGGTAAAACTTCCAGTAAGGAAACCCCCAAGAAGGAAGCTCCAGTGAAGAAGAAGGAGCAAGGTGGCTTTGGCGCTGTCATTGACAACATAGTGGATGTTGGCAAAGGCGGTGTCGGAGCAATCTGGAATGTGATAACAGGAAACTGGTCTAAAGCGGCTAAGTCTGCCGGAGAGGGATTTTCATCATTAGGAAATCTTCTCGGACAATTTAGCCTCGATAAACCAGCTGACCCCCTCATTAAGGTCGGTAACCATTTAGCTTTGGTGTCCCCACTTGCACATATGCAAGGTGTGGATACCTCTGTTAGATTGGCTGCCGCCCCTATGGGTGGGTACCTGGATACTACGTTTTCAGCAGCACCTAAAGAAGAATCTCAAATTTCTGAAATTATTGCTACGAAGATGATGTTTAAGCAGCTTACGTGGTCTGATGCTCAGACCCCAGGCACGCTTATACAATCATTTGTTGTAGGCCCTTCATTTAACTATGCGGTTCCCGCTAGTCCGATCTATACCCAAACCGGATTTTCTGCTATTATACCTACGTTTTTAGGTTATTTTAGCAGTTTCTTCGAGTTTTGGCATGGATCTATTGCTTTTAGGTTTGATTTTGCGGCAACGCAATTTCACTCCGGGAGGATTATAGCGGTGTTTATGCCTAACAGCACAACCACTCCTATTTCTCCAATATCGTTACAGCAATTGACTAATAATCCATATTTCATTTTTGATCTTATGGAGCAGAAGTCTTTTGAAGTAACGATTCCATTCGTGTCGTCGACCCCAAGGAAACGATGCGTAAATCCCACCAATCCTAATACAGCCACTCAGGATGAATTAGCGATTGGAACATTGAATCTCTATGTCTATACTGAGTTGAACCACCCCGACAATGTAGTAGGTACTATACCTTTTAACTGCTATGTTGGGGCAGGCAACGATTTTAGATATGAAGTTCCAAGAATTGACCCAGATTTTTATATGGCCGAAGATAATTTACCCCAACCCCCGCCCGCGGAGGATGAGTTTGAATTTATTCGACATGAAGTTGAAGTCTTGCCCTTGAGAACTGAAGACAGACAATCTCAGAATACAATGGTCAAAGGGGCCGGGTATGTCACTGATTCCTCTCATTTTTTGGAGGAGATCAATGATGTGCGCGACTTAGCTAGACGCTATTGCTTTTATGCCAAACCTGAACTATTTTGGATTTTAAATCCAAATAATTCAGGTATTCCTGGCTTTAAGGAGTATTATTCAGGTATACAATTGCCCGTAAGACCTGGATATATCCAAAATCAACCGACTTACGGTGCAGTACCCTATGTTTCAGGGAAAGTATTTAGTAACTGTATGGCTCAGATATTTGCGATGTGGTCTGGAAGTATGCGGTACAAGTTTGTGCCCTTTAATTCTAGAACAGATGCCACGCAATATAGAGCTACGTATTTATTTAATACAGTGACAACCAGCGATATTGTATCGAGCACTTACAATGCTCTAACGCAAGTTGGTTCCCGAGATGCAGGTTACCCTTTGCATATTACTAACGTCTCTCAAGACGCTAGCTTAGAAGTTGAAACCCCCTTTTATTCATACTATAATCAATGCTTGACTAGACTGCCGACTATTCCAGCTACCAATTATGATGATCAGGTTGTACAACCCGGTCTCATAGCATTTACTGGTGATACGTTTAGTCTCGCTGGGTATCCGGTTGATACGGCTGACCCCGTTAATACCTATAACCCAGTGAATATATATCAAGCAATTGGAGATGATTTTAAGTTTCGATTTCTAGTTTCACCGCCGATTGTGTATTTCCGTACACTATCGTCGTAATTTGATTAGGAATTGCATTTATGTGGTCTTATTCTAAGTGTCGAACAGCTTACAATAGGACCTTAAACCCGACAGAGTTCATGACAAACGCACAAGTATATGGTTAACGCTATTAGCTTGGACGGATTTTCGTTTAGAGCACGATCGAGGTGAGAGCCGACGTGTAATGGTTACCCACTGTCTAGTGGTGGGGCTACCCAAGGCGTAGTATCAACGCCTATCTGATCCTGTTTGATCAGTGACCTAGCCATGGTCTAAGGATAATATTATGTATAAGCAGTATAGCTGTTCATCGGCCCCCGGGTGTTTGGATAGTGATTGACTGTGGAAGATGAGAAAATTCCAGATAATTAGGAGAAAACCGTACGACTTAAGTGTCGGCACCACAGAGGCTAACAAGCCCAGGTGTTAACGATTAGAGAATCTAGGTTAGATCTCCTTTTCAGTGTGTAAACATGGCAAATCAACAAAACAACAACAACAACAACAACAACAATTTTGAGAGCGGTGTAGTTACCATCAGCCGCCAACAGGAGCGAGATCTAGTGAAGAAGAGAGCGAAGAAGCTACGAAAAGCTTTCGGACCGTCAATCGGATCGGAAGAGAAATTTGCTAGAGCTGCGAGAAAGTTGGCTAAGATGGAAATACAACGTGATCGGGATGAGAAGTTTGAAATGAGGCATGAAACATGGGCTGATTTTTATACTCGTTCCAAAGTATGCGTTCAAGACGCTTACAGGAAGTTTGGAATGTTTTGCGGATCGATGGTGTATGCTTATAGTGTCCTAGAAGGCATGAGAGAGTTAAAGCGCGATGTGAAGCTGCATTTCAAGAATGTTAGAAAGAAGGTGGCATTTTCGGCCGCCTTGACGGCAGCACAGTGGGCTGCCCAGAAACCGACTTTGATGACTTCTATTTTGGAAGTGGTTAAATTATTGGATATAACTACCGATGGATTCTTGTCCAGAACTTCAGCTAATATAGTTAGTAGTATCTCGGACTTGATAATGGATTCAACCTTCGTTGCCCGTGCCACAGATGTGGCCGCCGCTTTGAAAAAGCGGACTGCGGAAGTATTGCTTGGTAGCAAGAAGGAAGAAGAGGATACGGTTTATATTCGATTTAAAGGAGAACAAACACTGAGACCTATACGGCGAACGGAGTTCGCGTTGATGGCCTCGGCTTTTGGAAATAAAGTCATCAAAACGGAAGGAGAGATCCATACCGTGGAGGAAGGTGAGTATAACCCTGTTGAGGATGAAGTAGAAATACAACACCAAAGCGACACAGTGGAAACTCACGATGGAATGATTGCAGCTATAGCCGCTTTGATATCTAGTGTATTGATCGGACGTGGCGTGCAGGCGAGTGAGACTGCAAAGTCTTTATTGCGAAACACAGGAAACATGGGCCGCGATTTTGCCAATAGCTGTAGAGGATTTGATGTGGCGCGCAATATAATGCAAAAATTAATTGTGTGCATACAACAGTTTCTCCGAAATTGGTCAGACCGTTATGCCCTAGTTGAAGAAGGCGTGGAAGGTATTAATTTGGAAACATTGGTTACCCAAACGCAAGAATTGATGAAGAAAGTGCCCGGAACTGATATTGGAGTCGTCCAGTTGCAAGAAACTTGTGACTATTTGACGGATTCATTTAATGTTCTGAAATTGAGAAGAATGCACGGAAAGGTTAAGTTAACAAATGAGGTATCTAGGATCATTGATGCTGTGGAGAGAGATTTTGGCAAGTACAAAATCGAGAACGTACAATCGCTGCGAACAAAAGGCGATGGAAGGAAACGTACTCCAGCATTATTTGATTTCTTTGGACTGGCAGGATGTGGTAAATCAGAAATGGTGAACCAGTTTGCTCGTGACTTAACGAATCCCAAGGTTACACAGGGTATTAAATGGAATCCCGATAATCTGGTATATTCTCAGAATCCAAATACAAAACATATGGACGGATATAGAGGACAGAACATTCATATACAAGATGATGCTATGCAAGGAGTTGGATATACACCCGAGGCTTCTGAAGCTTTGGAGTTAATCCGAACCGTTAGCCCAGTGGAAATGCCAGTTGTAATGGCATCTTTGGCTGACAAAGGTATGTTGTATTCATCTTATATGATTTTAAGAACAACGAATGTTCCGTTCCCTACACCTAAAGAAGTGGCGTGTAAGGAAGCACTATGGAGAAGAAGAACGCGCTTGGTCGAAGTAATTCGATGTGAAGACCTTGATTGCAAGTGTCAGAACTACCCAGGCGTGCGTGGAAGAAAACACTTTAATCTAGTGGATCCATTAGGCGGAATCCCGATTGGTAGCACTGTAACACCACAGAGTCCTGAAAAGGCTTATGTGATATTGCCTGATAAGCGAGTTGCCAAGGGTTTATTTTATTATGAACTCTTAGCAATCATTGGGCGAGATGTTACCACTTGGTGGCAGGCGGATCCTTCGGGACAACCGTTTTTGGAACTGGATGATGATGTATTTGAAAGAGAGGGTCTTCGACACGAGGTTAAACCCGAAGAGTTGGAGACTGATTGGCCGTTGAAGAAGGACATCTTCGCATACACACCCGATACTATGGAGGAAAAACGAGATGGTACCAAACCGTATTTTGTGGCCGAACCTAGACATTTGATGTCAACGGAGAGGGCTTGCTGTTTGAGACCTTTTGAATTTAGTTCAAAGATCGCGGTAAAGCAGAACCCAGTAACATGGGATCTAAGTGTGTGTAAGAAGGAGATGAAGATCTACGACA